AGAAATAATAATGAAGAAATTGATGCAACAATGGGAAGAAGAATCGAAGAAAGATGTCGAGAACTTCTTAACACCCCACAATTTTACCCAGACGATTTTAGTACCAAAATACAAAACATTGCCAATATCAGCGGAATTTACTTTGAGCCAGAAGACGTGCCAAGAAATCCAGTATCTAATGAAGAAGTTTCCAACAGAATGGAGCGGAGTGATGATAATAGAGATGAAGAACCAGAAGAAGTTACCATCTCGAGAGAAGACTTTCTCTCAAGGAGATATTCAGAATTTCTCAGAAACAGACAAAGAGAAAGAGAATCACTCCGCAGGTTTTAATGAATTATTTAATTGCTTATATCCTAAAGCAAAGGTAAAGAATATCTATCCTCTCAATGTGGGTACAGCAGGTAGTACTCAGTTTAGTAGTGAAGATATAAGAAAAGCTATCTACGAATTTCGAGGGGAACTAAAAGGAAACATACTAGGTTTAATTCATTCTCATCATAATCTTGGTATGGGTAGTAAATTTTCTAGTATAGATATAGATACATTGGTAGAAAATGCTTCTAACTTTCCAACTCCATTCTTTAGTTTAATTGTCCATAATACTCAACCATATACGGTAAAGTATTCTATGAAAATCAATGGACAAATATATGTATTTAAAGGAGTAGTAAAGTTTGAAGAGAAAAAAGAAATTTTCGATACTTCGTTTCTAAATAAAGTAAATAGTTTAGAAGAACAACAAAACAAATATTGTGTTCCAATGAATAGAGAATCTGGTTTGTTTGTTGAAAAATCAACAGGAAGTTTATTTAACAGTGAACCTTATAGTTATAATCCAATAGAAAGGAAATATTATGAACCGAAGATATTTAAGAAATGAGGATATAATCCATCAGGAAAAACTTATTGATGATATTGATATTATAGGTGCAGGTGGAATAGGTTCATTTCTTCTGTTATTGTTAAGTAAAATGGGTTTCAAAAGAATCCATATATGGGATAATGATGAAGTAGAAGAATGGAATTTATCTACTGGTCTATTCTATAATAACAAGACAGAAGAGAAAAAAGTAAATCATCTAAAGCAATTAGCAAAAGATTTTGGAGATACGGAGAAGTTAGTAGCCAATGCGGCAATGTGGACAGATAAATATGATTTACATAATCGAGTGTTTGTCTGTCCTGATAATATGGAAGTAAGAAAAGAAGCTTTTGAGAAATGGACTAAGAATCCAAATCGAGAGTTCTTTATTGATGGTAGAATGGGTGCACTAGGAATGCAATGTGTATCTATTGTCAAAGGTAAAGAAGATTTCTATTGGAAAACTTGGTGTCCTTCTACCGAAGTGCCAGACGAACCCTGTACTATGAAGCATACTATCTTCACTGCCTCTATCATTAGTGGTATAATGGCAAACCAAGCATTTGCCATCATCGAGAATAAGTATTATGAACCAAACATAGTGCTTAATCTCGCTAATATGTTCTTGGTGAAAAGATAATAATACAATACTTGCCTGTAAGATTATTTCTTGCAGGCAAGTATAAGGTATTTTTATTGTGTTATTTGGTTAATATATTCGTAATAAATGAAAGGAATTATTTATGTCAATAAACATTACAGTACAGCAAGTAAAACCTGTGTATAATGATTTACCCAAAGGAATTACTTGGCTGTTTTATGGTCAACCCAAAGTAGGTAAAACTACTGTAACAGCATCCTTTTCTCCCAAAGGAAGAGATGGTGTATTGTTGATAGATACTGACTTTGGTGCTGACTTCGTTGAGTGCAATAGGATAATAGTGGGTATGATAAATCCACCATATCGTCATAGTAAATCTAAAGTACCTATATCAGCTAAAGATTATTCGGCTCTAAATGATGTACAGAAACTTGATTATGAAGTTATTCCACCTGACCTTCGTAATATTTATGTAAGAACAGGAGACCCTGTCCCTGTTTATGCAATGAATGAAGTATTCAGTTGGATAAAAAATCAATTGGAAACAAATAAGTTTCCATATGATACCGTAGTTATTGATACTGTTAATCGTATCAATGAATGGATAGAAGAAATTGTCTGTGCTGAACTAGGAATAAGAGCAATGGGAGAAGCGGCATACGGAAATGATTGGGCATTGAGTAAAAAGTATCTTTTAACCATTATTAAATCATTACAAATGCTATTGAGAAAATATGGCAGAAGCTTTGTTATGACCTGCCACGCTAAACCTTCTGTTGTTGTAGATAATAAGATTCAGCAAACACTAGAATTACCTAAAGGAATAACTCAAGGAGTAATATCACAAGCCGACGTTATTGGCTATGTATATATCCCAGCGGGAGCTAAGAAACCCTGTGTTCAATTTGCTGGATATGACGAAAAACAAATGGGTAGTAGAATTAAAGCATTGGCAGGTAAAACCCTGAACTTTGATTTTCAATCTATCCTGAACGAAATAACAAATTATAAAGAAAAGGAGAATTAAAATGAGTGAAGCTACTAACAACTATGATGTTTTAGGTATCAAAGGAAAAAGTAAAGAAATTACAATGGGAGCACAAGTAATTACTATTACTAAAATAGAACCATTCCCATCGGATTTCTACGAAGTCTGTATTAAAGTACATTACATACCAGAAGGTAGCTCATTAGAGTTAAGCCAAATTATTGGTGGTAATTTTAAAAGAGAGAATGGAAAAATTGTTAGTTCTGGTAGTGCATTCACTATTATCAATCTGTTTAATGCCATAGGATTGATAGGATTTGATAGCAGTGGTAATTTAGATGTGCCTGCTATTGAAAACTTTTTCAATAGTCATTCAGATAATCCACTAAAAGTGCTAGGTTATTTGTATCCATACGAAAGCAATGGTAAAACATATACTCGCTTGTACAAAAGAATGTTACCTGCTAATTCAAGTCCAGCATTATTGACAAAGATTTTCAATAGTGATACCTATGTAAAGCAAGGGTCTTCCCCAAAAGCAACTAATGTAAATATTGAAGCTGATTACGAAGTCCCATTTTAATAGGAGGATACAATGATAGCATTTCAAACTGTTGTCATAAACGGCAAGCAGGTTGGTGAAATCGTAAATGGAGTATATATTTCCCATAGAAAATATTCTAAACACTTCTTTAAAAAATACTCTGGCTATGCAATTAGTGAAGCAATTCTAAAGTATTTAGAAGCAATTAATTGCAATATCATCTGTATAATAGATGATGAACTGCATAAAACATTCTTTGCAACGCCAAATGATTTTAAAGAACACGGAAAGGTTATTCCATATTCTATGGGTAAAACAGATAACCAAGTATGTTTAGGTATAAATTACTTTAAAATGAAAAGATGAAATAGAGAGGGATAGATTAATAGTCTATCCCTTTCCTTATTAGAGAAAGGAAATTATGAATGAATATGTTGAACTAGTATTGAATGATGTAACTAATAGAGGGCATTTCATCCCTCTTAATGAAATAAATCGCTTCGTTAGTAATGCAAAAGTAGCATATCGTTCTACCTTTCTATATCAGAGTGATAATATAGAACCAGACTCAGTAGTATCTCCCTCCAGATATATGGGAGACTATAATATTGATACTATTATACTTGATATAGATAAAGGAGAAGATAGTATAGAAGAACTATGTAATCGTGTATTGGCTATTTGCTTATTTCTTCAGGATAAATTAGGTGATTATAACTTTATTCCATTGTTTTCAGGAACAGGATTTCATATTGTATTCTCATCTGAGTATTTTGGTTTTACTCCTAGTCCTGATTTACCTAATATAGTAAGGGCAACTGTATCTAATATGTTTCCCGAAGCCGACGGAAGTGTTTATATCAAGACTGGTATATATAGATTGACTAATACAATTAATCCTAAAACTAACTTGTATAAAATACCAGTAACAATAGGAGAACTATCTAACCCTGAAGGAATATTAGAACTAGCTAAGAGACCCAGAAGAAACTTTGATTGGGAAAGATATAATCTGAAATCAGGAGATAGAAGATTTTCCGATAAAATCATTATACCAATATCCCCGATAATCAGAACTAGTTTTGACCCAATTAAAATTGCTACCTGTATCAATACTATTTTCAATAATCCACCACAAACAGGATGCCGACATATAACAATAATGAGATTAGCGTCCCATTTTCGGAGACACGGATTTCCATTAGAGATATGTATAGCAGGTGTAAAACATTGGTTAGAAAGAGATACATCTGAGCATCAATTTACAGATGAGGAGTTACGTCATATTGTAAGTAATACTTATAATAAAGGATATAGATATGGTTGTAATGATGAAGTCTTACAATCACATTGTTCTCCACAGTGTATCTATTATACTAATCGTGATTATGATTGCGAAGTTCTCGATTATGAACAAATGCACAATCGTTACATCACTAGATTAGGAACAGATTACTCGTATAGAACTCTAAATTTAGATGTTCTTCTTAATACCTCTAACGATGCTCGAGTATATCCAGGTGAATTGGTTACTGTATTTGGATTAACAGGAGTGGGAAAGACCGCATTTATGCAGAATGTTTGTGCGGGTTTCGATGTTTATGGACATTATCATCCTGAATGCCAGCTACCTACTTTGTTTATCACAATGGAGATGACCGTAGATAGGATGTATCGTAGGTGGTTACAAATTGTTTTAGATAAAACAAAAGAACAAGTGAATGAAATGTTTCGTACTACGGAGAATGCTCCCCTACCACAAATATCTAATATTCTTTTAAGAGTTCTATCCCCTAATCTTGAAAAAATAGAAGAAGAAATCAAGAAATATGAGCCACGTTTAGTAGTAGTAGATTATATAGAACTACTTGATGTTGGTTCTAATAACGAACGCTATAAAATCAAGACTATTACCAGACGTCTTAAACAGTTAGCAATTAATATGGATGTAATAATTGTGCAACTATCACAAGTTAGTCGTTCATATTCTCGAGCAGGTATATTGGACTTATACGCTGGAAGAGAATCTGGTAGCATTGAATCAGATTCAGACAAGGTGATTGGTATTTGGGGTAGTCCTGGTATAAAGGAAAAGAAAATAGAGTTTTTCAAGAATCGAGATGGTGAGTATCTAAACGTTCAGTATGTTAAAAGTACTAATTCGTTTCGATTCCTGAAATGTTCTCAAGAAGACTTCGATAATAGTAGAGTAATGTCGTTAAGTAGTTTAGTAATGTAGGAGAAATTGATGGGATACTCTTGTCCTAAATGTGGTGGAAAAGACTTTCGGGTTTCATACACGAGGAAAGTTGTAGAGGGAAAACCAAAACAAAGAATAGCAGTTTGCCAGAACTGTTGTTCTAAGGTGTTACAAGAAATAGAAACAAAATTAATTATAGGAGAAAGTAATGAGCAATTTACCTTCAACCATAAACCTGATTGATGAATATACCAATCTACAAATTGATAGAGATATAGCGTTAAGTGCCACACCCGACGAAGATAGAGCATCAGTAGGAATGGTTTTTGATAATAAAATTCAACAAGTCATCAATCAATTAATGCAAAAAGCAGATAATATTTATTATGTAAAACGGAAAATAGAATCTCAATGTGGTGCTATTGACGGCGAGATAGAGGTTCTTCAGAATGAAATCCAGCGTTTGAAAAAGCGGAAGCAATCTATGGAAAATGCTTGGAAACGAATTGAGGAACGGGCTATTATGTTAATCGAAACAGTAGGGGAAGAAAACTCTAGCGGTAATAAAGTCTTAAGAACTAATGCCGCTAATTACACAGTAGTAAATCGTGATGGAAAACTGGACTTAATTGATGCCAGTAAAGTTCCTGAGGATTGTGTAAAAGTGGAAGTTAGTTATGATAATGCT